TTAAATATAAATTTTAAATTTCTCAGTCACAATGCCGCAAATATGGAATTGCTCCGACATTTCGATAATCGGGTAGCGATTATTCAACGGCTTCAGATAATGGCGATTACCCTCACTCACATATTGTTTAAACATCGCCTCATTACCACTTTCTCGCACCACCACAAAATTGCCATGTTGTACCGGCAGCTCTGGTTCTACTACAATTTTGTCGCCTGCCGTAAACTCTGGTTCCATACTGTCGCCCTTGATTTCCAATGCAAACGCCTGCGCACTGGGCTTGCGCAAAGCAGGTACCCAAATATTACTGGCAACCAGTAAGGTTTTTCTATCCAATTGCTTAGATGCATCTATCCATGACAACAGTGGTACTTTAAAGCCATTAAACAAAACTTCATTATCTTCAAATGCACCGATTCCAAAATGTTCCGGCTTCACAACATCGGCAAAATAGGATACCAACTTATCAATATGAGCTTTATCAACTCGCCCAGTCTGTATCCAGCTCGTTACCGAGGGAGGTTTTATCGCAAAAGCGCGCGCCACATCAGCTTTTCGCACACCCTTAAGCTCAATAGCAGTTTTAATTGCATCACCTAATTGTTTACCAGTGTACATAACTATCCTTAGTGTTTACCTAATCTTATTTAGACTTATTATAATTAGGCAATGATTTGCATTTTATTAGATATTAGCTTAATATTATATTCGTATTAAAACGAAATAAAGTATTTTGTTAATTATTATCGTTAATTGATAAGGTGTTAGAAAATAATCTTCACATAGTGATTTAGTATTCAGTCAAAGGATTGATTTCAAATTTTAGAAACTCTGAAATTTTAAAAATATGATTCAAAAGAAAATTTAAAAATAAACATTTATCTCATAATATGGCGAGCAACTTAAAAAAAGCAAATAACTAGTTTTCCTTAAACAATACATTAATTAAGTATCGCCTAATGGTTTTGGCACATCACTTACACAAGGTGAATCTATGACAGACTATAAATCAGAAATTGATCTTGCAGAAAAAGTACTGCGCGCGTATGAGTACTGCATGAAAGATAGCATCAAAAAGGGACATTGCCGAAGTATAGAATGGAAATATCAGCCAGACGCACCTAATAAAAGCACTCAGCAAGCTTTTTATCCTACCTATCAGCCCGAAGTGTATGACATGGTAAAAAACACTATGGGCAATCTGTTTTACAAAGACCGCGAAGCCTTTGCCACTCTGTCTAGTAAATATTGCAAACTCAGCCCTTTATATAAACGCCAGAATCAAAACTCCGTTAAACGCAACCAGCGCCGACGCTACTCCAGCAAAGAATGGAATCAAGCAATAGAACAAAGCTTATGGCGCTTTTGGCAGGAAATGAAACTTCAGCCACAATTTGAAAAATATTTTCGCTATAATACTTGACATAATCACATCACAGCTTATAATAAATTATAAATTACAGGTATGCTTCACCTTAAACAGCTGTTTGATAAAGTTCCCGCAAGGGAGCTTTTTTGCATCTGGTGATTACGAAACCGGTTAAATTATGGCAGCGCATAAGTAACAAAAATAAGAGATTTATCATCAGCACGGATTTTGCGTACAGAAATCCGTTTTTTTATACCTTTATAGGCAGTGAAGATGCGGTCAAACAGACCATAACTAATAATATTTAACAAAGCAGACATGAGCTTATATTAACAACAGTATCTGAGTTGTTAAGTAAATAAAATCAGACACCATAAATGAACATATTCAGGTAAAAACTACCAAAAAATATCTTTAATGGAAACAGGAAGAATAAAAATGGTCAGGAAAATTCGTAATTGGTCAGATTTCAGATAAAATGGCTTGGAATCTGGCTATGTTAAACTAATCTCATATGTTAAATAACAAACGTAAAAATTATCTCATTATTCTCTTAAAATGAATGATATCTATATTACAGAACTCAACAACTGTATTTACTATATCAGCCGAATACTTGAAAGCGTATTCGGCTGTGCACAAACAAAAAACTGAATATTTTGAGTAGCAAAAGTTGAATCTTGGAACATTTATATAAAACCGGCTTTGTATACAATTTGTCCAATAATTTCTATCTGATTTAATCCAACAGTTTCATCTGGGTATTCATGATTATTATAACTTTTCATTCTTACCCGCTCATCAGGTAAGTTTTGCAGTATCCTGATTCTGAGAAGACTACCCTGATTAAATGCATAAATCTTACCGTCTACAGGTATTTTTTTGGAAATATCCACAACAAGCTTGTCACCATCTTTTAACAAATTATGCATCGAATCACCACTCATGGTAATACTAACCAGATTGTCTATCTGCAAATTACTTAGCTTGATATCCTCTCGGTACAGTTGAAGCTGAGAAGTTTCTGAATGAGTGTTTTGAGACGGTAGAGGGGGAATCGGAATAAACGCATCATCATTAAACAGGCCATCCGATATGCTTTCACTGGGCTGAAAATTAAGGATTTGCATAATCCGGTTAACCGTTTCCAGTCTGGGCGCAACTTTACCCAGTTCGTAACGGGAAATTAGAGAAGGCGTAATGCCAGTTTTAAAGGCAAGCTCTTTTTGAGAAAGCCCAGCAGCCAATCTGGCAGCTTTAAGTTGAATGGCAAATTTCATGGTAAAAACATAAGATATTAATAAATAAAAATTTAATCAAAAAATGACAAAGAATGGTTAAAAATAGCCATTAAATGCTTGTAATTATCTTTTGTAGATTTTAATATAGCCATAAATGGCTATATTTAATAACCGTAAGAGGTATATTACCTGAATTTATATTGAGTCAAAACTGTCATTAAGTTTAACCCAAAGTAGTTTTAAGTTATTTAAAATTAAATTAACAATAAACTAATACAAGGTGAAAATAAAAAAAATTAAATATATTTAATTAGTATAGCAACTTAAAAGGAAATACCTCAAAGGCTGCCACCTTTGAGGTATTAAGTAAACAAAATCCCAAGTTCAAATTAAGGAGTTTTGAATGAATAATAGTATCACATTTGTTTCTTTTAATGGGAGTAGTCTGGCTACAGTTAAAATCAAGAATACAGTTTACGTGTGCATGAAATCTGTAGTCAGCGGAATCGGTCTAGACTGGTCGACCCAGCATCGAAAACTCAGAGGCTGTTATCAAAAGTATGGTTGTGGATTTTTATCCATCCCAATTAAAAATGGCACCAAAAAAATATTAGCAGTTCCATTAAAAAAGCTAAGTAACTGGCTGCAGAGCATCAATCCCAAAAAAGTGAAAGATAGCCTTAAAGACACCGTAGTAATTTATCAGAACGAGTGTGCAGAAGCTATACAGGCTTACTGGCGTAAACCTCGTACGTTAAAAAAGCCGTGCTGTCCACAACCAGTAGACAAAAATAAATCCGGCTTACAACCTGACCAGATTGCTGTGATAAAAGCACTGCATCGGCAACTTGTATTATCCGTTGCCAAAGAAAAACAGGCAGAACTGGCCATGACATTATGGCAGGCAGTACAAACCCGCTATGGTGTCAGCTACGAGCATGTACCCGCATCCAAATTTAGTGAAGTGCTGTGTCTACTCAGCCGCGTAGCTGTAAAAAAGGTTAGTCTTGGTAATGCACAACCAGATAACAATGGTTTTACTGACATAATGGTACCACCTGCTCAACTAGATAATCTATATGAATCATTTGTATGCTCACAGAATATGCGCCTTATGTTTGAGCATTTACTGCCAGCATTGCATATTTTTGGCAGCAAATACGAAAATCAGGTCCATAAATATGCCTATGAAATAGAGCATGTCTTTAATAACTGCTATAAGGCTTTTCTACCCTTATTTGACAAAATGCCCGAATCAGAAATTAAAGAATCTGCGCGCAAGCATCTGGCTAAGCTGATGTAATTTTCCCAAGAGTTTGGTACTAAGCGAAACTTACACACTGCTTTGCACAGAATATGATAATAAACAGTTTTCATTTGATGAAACTGGTAGAAAATCTTGAATTAATGACTAAATCACAGAAGGAGAAATATTGCAAAAACAAAACAAATATTTATACGATAAATTAAATATGAAAATTTTATTATTAATGGGTACAAAAACCGGCATTTGCCGGTTTTTTTGTTTTCTGAGGATTTGATGGTTGATTTATGAAAAATGTGGAAATGGTATTACAGTTACTTTATTCACTGCTGGATTTAAGATTTTTGCCGGATAAATTACAAAAATGGTTGTTTCATACAGGTACACGCGTTATTACCGTAACCAGCGCACTGATAATGATCGGTTTTGCCGGCATATTTCTGCTGGGCGGTAGCGAGGTTTTTAATCTCAAACTGTATAAAGGCTTTTTGTTATTACATCCGTTGACTCTTTCGGTACTGTTGATTGGTATGGCCGTATTGCAATTGCTTGTAACCATATTTAAATCTAATCGTTGCAACGTGCTTTGTGGTTATTTACTGATTTTATCCGCACTGATATGGGCAGTCATATCGGCTACGTTTTGGGCTTCATATCCACCACTGACCACCGGAATGACAACTTATCCGGTATTAGCTGTTGTGTGTGCGCTAGCCGGACGTAATCAGATCAACTACACAAAACGGGTTGAAGATTTGAAACACAAAGGACGATAAAGTATGGAGTTAATAAAAAATGCTTTTTCCGTCTGTATTTTATTTGCGCTGATAGGCGGGCTAGCTGGTTCTTTATTGGTCACAGATTATAAACGCTACGGTTGGTTTATGACCATACTGTTTGTATTACTGGGAATGATTTTTTCAGCAGCAGTGACCGATTACTTTTTTCCGCCAAACCGCCCATGGCTTTTTGCTGGTGTAGGAGTATTTGCAGGTATGTCTACAACATCCTTTCTTGATGCCTTCAAAGCCGCCGCGCCAGGACTGGCAAAGCGCATTATTGATATTGTAACTAGAAAAGCAGAACAATTTGTTGGTCACGATGATACAACAAAATAATAATTATAAATGAGTATCAGCAGCCGAAAGGCTGCTTTTTTTGGAAATTAAAAATGTATAAATTAAGTAATCGCTCATTGCAGCGACTATATGGAGTAGATAACGGTCTAGTTAGAGTGGTAAAAAGGGCAATAGAACTGACCACTCAAGATTTTATGGTAACAGAAGGCCTACGCACACGAGAACAATGTTGCATTAATTACGGTAAAGGCCGCACCGAACAGCAATGTATACTAAAAGGTGTGCCAGCAAAATATGCACAGCCAGCCATAAGTAAAGTTACCTGGTTAAATAATCCGTTTGCCAGTAAACATGTTACTGGTAAGGCAATTGATCTGGTACCGTATCCAGTAGACTGGAACGATTTGCATAAATTTCGCACCATTGCTTTGGCAATGAAGCAAGCAGCAGCAGAACTAAATGTAAAAATTGTCTGGGGTGGGGATTGGAAAACTAGCAAAGACTATCCTCATTTTGAGGTATAACTCCACTGAATAGCACTAATGGAATTGTTGTGTTGTTGTCATTATTTATTGGTAATCAATACATTTATTAAATTTGTCATAGAATGGATAGTCTATATAATTTCATCATTATGCTGCGATCAGACTAAAATTTGACTCTGAGATAATATAAAATAATATAGCAAACATTCATGGTTGAGAAATATAACCATTCTATTAGTCAGATTATTCTAAGAAGCTAAATATCTGCCTCCCAAATTTATTACTCGAGTGATAATCGAAAAAATTTACTCAATTTACATAAGAATGGCTTGATATTTATCTCATCAACATTTAAAAACGAATGATAAAATCTGTATGGGCAAATTGTTTCAGTATTAAGTCTGGCTGGATGAAAATATAATAATCGAATGAAGAAAATTCAAATATATTATTATTTCAATTGGTTAAAAATATTTTATTGACTTATACATAATAAATGCTATAATAAATTCAAATCACAGGTATGCTTTACCTTAAACAGCTGAATAGATAAGTTCCCTAAATGGGAGCTTTTTTGCGTTCTAGGGAAACAAATTTAAAAACAGTTTAATAAAATCAGATTGAAAATCAGGTGATATGGAAATGAATTAAATAGTTTTAAAAGAGAAATACTGTAGAGATGGTGGAGGCGGGGGGAATCGAACCCCCGTCCGAAAGTCCTCTACAGAGCGATCTACATACTTAGTCTTGCCAACTTCGAATCTTATTCACAAACCGCCGACAGACAGGCTGTTTGTAAACCAGTTGCCATAAATCTCGTTTAATGCCAGACAACACGACATTAAACCAGCCAATGTAAATGTCGTTGCGGTGAGTTGCCTCACACGGCCCATTGGCGAACCGTTGCAACGTTTAGCCTTAAGCGGCTAAAGCGTAAGTTTCGTCGTTTGCGACTATATAATTTCAGGGTTTAACGGGAATCTGAGACCCCGGTATGCACGCATCTGCTTTGCAACCCCCGTCGAAACCAAGGTCGCCCCCAGATAGTTTGTCAATTATACGTTTATTTGAGATATATGCAAACTTATTCTGAATTGCTATATACTAACTAAGTTGGCTGCTGGATTAAAATATTAAATTATCTTTATTAATTTGCATATATACAATTAGAGCAGAATGTAAATCTGTTGATGCAATATCGTTGCCAAACGTATTGATTTATAATCTACAGGTTTAATTTGAAATCTTGGTTAATATGTACGATGTCAATACTGATGATGTACGTCATTTTTTTGCAGATATCTGGCAGAAGCGTCAGCAGCCTCAGTTGCTTAATGCTCTACAGCAGAAGGCATTGAGAATTATTGCGGCGCATAGTGAATATGCGCCTTATTTAGAAAATGTCGAACAATACCTTAACCGTACATGGCGGCCAGAAGAAGGGGAGACTAACCCTTTTTTGCATTTGTCATTACATTTGTCAGTACAGGAGCAGGTTGCGATTGATCAGCCATTTGGTATTGCTGCCATCCATCAGCAGTTATGTAAAAAATATGCAGGTGACTGGGTCAAAGCCGAGCACGATATGATAGAAGCATTGGCGGAAACCCTCTGGCTGGCACAGCGTTATGGGCAGGGGCTGGATGTGAATGCTTATATGACGCGTCTGCGTAGTTTGGTTGGGCTCGGACAGGAAGACAACCCGCGTCTGAATCCGCATGAAATCGAAACAGCTGCCGTAAAAAAAGATTGAATTTGCTCTAGTATAAATTATAGTTTATTGTTTAACCATTTGTACCGATTTACTTTATTAGATTAAATGTGGTACATAATATTTTGGAATCTGTAAGCTTTAATTAAGGGATGGATATGTCTTTTTGGGCAAGTAATGCAAATGCTTTGTTGCTACTGTTGTTTGTGGCGTTGGGTATTTTCGGACATAATCCTTCAGTAACGATTTCTGCATTGATTATCCTACTGGTGCAGCAAACGCCGTTATTGAAATATGCACCGCTATTAGAAAAATATGGGCTGCAGCTTGGAATTATGCTGCTGATGATCGGTGTATTGGCACCGCTGATTACAGGTAAGGTGCAGCCTGCGCAGATTGCGGCCTTGGCCAGTAGCTGGAAAACCATTGCTGCTGTAGTAGTAGGCATTGTCGTTGCGTGGCTGGGTGGCCGTGGGGTACAACTAATGCAAATGAATCCCACCATTGTGACAGGTTTGATGATTGGTACGATTATCGGAGTGGCTTTCTTACGTGGAGTGCCGGTGGGACCTTTGATTGCAGCTGGATTACTGTCGTTAATTCTATAGGTATATTGCCTGAAGTTCTTGCCAGAATGAGGTCCGCTCGTTATAATGCGCCCACTTCCATTTCTTGGAGAGGTGGATGAGTGGTTGAAGTCGCACGCCTGGAAAGCGTGTATACGTGAATAACGTATCGAGGGTTCGAATCCCTTCCTCTCCGCCAGTTTCTATATAAAAGCTGCTTATGCGGCTTTTTTTATATATGTTTATATGATATTGTTATATTATTTAAATGTATTTATTTCGTATAGCTTTTTGTACTGAATTTGTTTTTATTTCCAAGTTAAATCAATGAATCTCACTAAATTAAGTGATAAATCTATACTAATAAATGCACTAATGGAAAATACAAGATAAAGAAAATAAAAATAGTGTTATAGAAACTGATCAAGATTAGTGCGAGTGAATGACATAGTTCAAAAAATATTTGAATTTAAATTGCTATATAAAATTACTACTGTAGCCGATATTGACTAAATTATTAATGGGTCACTGTGGTTATTTGTATTAAAAAAATTGAATAAACACGCAAAGTTTGTTGAACCAAACGTATATTAAAATTTTATTCATTGAGTAATGCTTCATAAATATGATTAAGCATTTTGTGTTGTTTTAATCATATCTTTGACTGACTGCAGGATAATTACGTGAAGTTATATCTCTTTCGAGAAGATATTGATGAATTATGTATAAGAAGTGTGAAATACAAAAATTGTTTTTTGTACTAAAAGAAACATGATATTTAATATTTAATCCGATAGTTGAGTGAATGTAATACATAATATTTATGATAAATATATATAAAAAGAAAGGAGAAATGTATTTATTGTGCTTAATCAAATCCAAAATGCAATTATTGATCGATTACATCAGGGGTTGGGATCATTAGTCACAGATATAGAAGTTTTTTTTGGTGGGCTTGAAAATAGAGATGCGTTCACCAACAAAGAAAAAAAAACATCTGTGTTATTAACTCTTAATCAAGCACATATAAAAATAAAGAGTTCTGAACGCCAACGTTTCGAATTAATAGCTAATTTTTATGTAGTTTGTGTAAATAATGAGATTAATGATTCAGAATCTTTGCAGAATACCAATATCAATGACTTAATTTATGCCGTATTACGTCTGCTGAGTGGACAGAGATTAAATGAACACTTAAATAGTTTAGGTTTGCAGCCGAAATCGGTTCGTCCAGTTTTTTTTAATCCTCCTGATGCCAATAATAAAGATTTGAATATTTATGCCATTGAATTTGAGGCAGGTTTTGATATCTATGGGCTGGAAAGTGATCAATATCCCGAATATACCAACGATGTAAGTAATCCTGACTATTTATTTAGTAAATGTAATGGTAGTCATTCCGAACCACATGCTCCATTTACTTCACTGACGGTGAATATAGAAGAAATAGAAAATTAAGTTTGGCAGGATTAAGTTCTAACTATTCATGAGAAAGAAGATGAAGGTTAAAGCAGCAGATGGTTTGCGCGTACCAAAAGAAAAACGCGTTAATTCTTATATAACAACTCAATTGGTTAACGTACCGGACACTCTCTACTACCGTCGTTTGGTGGCTGATGGCGATCTGATAATGATAACTGAAAATTTCGAAGAAAATAAAACAGGAGTGAATGAATGATAGAAAATATCCAGTTTGATACTGTGCGAAATGATATTCGTGTACCAGGACGGTATATTGAATTCAATACCCGGACAGCAGTAAGAGGATTGCCCGCTAATCCGCAGAAAATGCTGCTGATTGCACCTATGCTACCAACAGGCAGACAGCCGGCATTAGCACCCGTACAATTATTTAGTGACGCCGATGCTGCTAATCTCTTTGGTGAGGGGTCATGGGCTCATTATTGTGTCAAACAGGCATTTACTAATAATCCATATTTGGATTTAACTATTATTGGTGTAAATGATGCTGAACAAAGTATTGCTGCTAAAGCCAGCATAGCCATTACGATTGTAGATCCAGGTGCTAACTCAGGTATCCTTACGATTAATATCGGCGGCACGGAATGTCAGCTGACAGTCAATAATGGTGATACTAACGCAGAAGTTTATAACCGGCTGGCAAATATAATTAACCATGTAAACACATTAGCTACAGCAGAGGTTGTAAGCGATAAAATTCAGTTAACCGCTAAAAATAAAGGTTCGATTGGTAATGAAATTACTTTGTCGGCATCATTTAATACAGACACATCCAGCGCCAGCAGTGTAGTGCTGGATATCAAACCATTTGAAGGTGGACAGCTTAATCCCGATATCAGTGCTGCTCTGCAGAGAGTAGCCGGTAAGCATTATCAGATTATTTGTAATGCATTTACTGATAGTCTGAATGCTAAAAAATTATCGGATCATATAGATCTGGTATCAAATGCAATTGAAAAGCGCGGCTGTATAGGTGTAATGGGCTGGCGAGGTACCCTAAGTACAGGAACAACTTTTGCTAATAACATCAACAGTGGACGTATTACTGTAGCATGGTATAAAAATGCTGTAGAAGGTAATGCCATTATTGCTGCTGGCTATGCGGCTGTAATTGCCAGTGAAACTGATCCCGCCCGCCCATTAAATACTCTTGAAATAAAAGGTCTAAGTATTACGTCTGATGCCAGCTGGCCTTTATTTGCTGAGTTTAATAGTGCTTTATACAATGGTCTTTCACCGTTGCATATTGTATCTAACCGCGTACAGATTATGCGAGCAGTCTCAACATATGTAAAAAATGCAACTGGTACTGATGATCCGGCATTGTTGGATATTACTACTATCCGTACTCTTGATTATGTTCGAGATGCGATTAATCAACGCATAGCTTTACGTTTTCCACGAGAAAAACTGTCTGAACGTACACCTTTAAAAGTCCGTTCCGAAATTCTGGATGTTTTAAATCAATGTGAAAGCGCAGAAATTCTGGAACAGGTAATGGAAAATAAAGAAAAATTGATTGTACAGCGTAATCCCAGCGATCCAAATCGTTTGGATGCAGTGATACCGGCTGATGTAGTTAATGGATTGCATGTATTGGCTGCACGTGTGGATCTGTATTTATAAATTAATTATTAAAGGTGTTAATTTTTCATTAACACCTTATTAAATATAAAGGAAATTATATGGCAAATAAAACAGGTGCTAAATATGCAGGTGCGGTAATTATGGAAGTAAACGGCCGTGAAGTGGAAATTATTAGCTTTAAGCCGGAAGTAACTACCGGACGCAAGGTGGTAAAAACGATGAATAAATCCGGTAAGGTTCGTGGTTATGCGGATGGTGTGACTGAATATACCATGAGTGTTAGTGCGGCTATTCCTTTGGATGAAAGTGGCATTGATTGGGACAATATTACTAACGCCAAAATTACTATTTATCCGCGTAATGCTGATGAAGCTCGCATTAGTTATATTGGCTGTACCAGTACAAAATGCTCGGAAGAATACAGTGTAGAAAATGAAGCACGTCGTGATATTGAAATGTTTGCATTGGATAAAGTGATTGAATAATGTTAAAAGAGACTGGAAAACTGGTTTATGGTCTGGAATACAATCAGCAGATGTATTTTGATTATACTGTTAAGCCATTGACTTTGGCCGATGAACTTAAGGCACTGGAATTATTGGAGGATACTGGTTTAATCACTGATGTTCCAGATGCAGAAAAAGCGATTATTACTACTCTGGCTTATTGGGCGCAACAGTTGCAAGTGCCAGGTATAGAACCAGAAAATCTAAGTGTTGAATTTCTTTTTAATAATCTGGCATCTGAAGATTATCAGTCAATTTTAACAAGTATGGAATCACTTCGGTCAAAATCGATTGCCGCTGGCCGGTCAGACCCAGCGGCATCCGAAAAAGCCGAGAGCAACGAAGCTTTGAAGTAGCGCATAAAAATTATAGACAGGCATGTATATTACTGGCCAAATCATTGATTACTCCTGAAATGGTAAGCAGGATGTGTCATTCAGAAGTATCAGTGTGGATTGAGACGGTGCTGGAAAGTATGGGCATCAAAAATGATGATGATAATGTAATTATTTCTTTACGTCAGAGAAAACCAAAACCTTTTCAGCCGGTTAAAGAAAGTTTGGCCGCTAATTAGCCTGATTAAATGCATAATCCCTGTCTTGTGGCAGGGATTATGCATTGATACTGCTGAAGTCTATTCATTTCTTTCAATTCATTTAATCATTTGGAATTAATATAACTATAATTAAGAGAGAGTATTGATATGTCTTCCAATCAGGATTCGTTGGCAAAACAGCAGGCTTCTATCGTGAAAATGACAGAAGAAGTAAAAAAGCTTGAACAGCAGATAAAACGAACGGCAGCAGTTGCTATTCGGGAAAGTGAAAAGGCGGGTAAATCACAAATTCGCATTATTCAGCAAATTCAGAGAGAACAGCAACGAACAGCTGAAGTACGTTTACGCAAGGAGTTGCGTGCTGAGCAGCAGATTCAGCGTGAAATCATCAAAAGTGGGAATGCTTATAAAAATTTTGCGGCCACAGCCAGTGCTGCGCAAAAACAGATTCAGAATGCTAGTAAGGCATCACGCAATAGTATTCGCGAATTAAATAAAGAGTTAGAAAAAAGCTCTAAAATTCAGAAAAATTCGGGGGTTTCAAAAAATTCCGGATGGAATACAGCTAAGTCGGCAGGTAGTGCTATTATTAAAGGTGGCAAAGCTGTATATGATGCTGTTAGTCCATCAATTGATGATGAAAAAAAATTACGTTCGGGTGTGTTACAAACTGCTGCTAAAGCTTATGTATCCGATAAAAGTAAATCAACTGAATGGATTAAAACTGAGGGTGTAAAAGAAATTCAGTCTTTGGTGAAAGGACTGGTTGCCTCAAATGGTGGGACTTCACAAGCTGCTCTAGATTTGATCAATGATATGTTGCAACAAAACATGACTCTTGATCAAGTTAAAGCCACTATTCCTTATGCCCATCGTAGTATGATAAATTCATCCACTGAAGTGGGTAAATATGATCATGAAAATACGGCTAAACTGTTTAAATCTTTTGCAGATTATGGTTTAAAAAATCAAGATTATCATCAGGTTTCTGATCATATTATTGATTCAACTAAGCAGGGTAAGTTTTCGATAGCTGAGCTTAGTGGTGAGCTACCAGAATTACTATCATCTGGAAAAAAAGCTGGGTTAACAGATATTCGTGGTATTGATTATTTGATTTCTAGTTTACAAGCTACTTCTACCCATTCTGATTCGAATGAGGATGCTGGTAAGAGTGTTAAGGCTTTGCTTGGGGCTCTGGCTGATCCTAGTCTTACAGAGAAACTGAGTCGTGTTAAAGATCCTAATTCACCAAACAGACATTTAGACTGGAATAAAATAAGAGAAGAGGGTGGCAAGCAAGGCCTAAATGATGTTCAATCTTTGCTTAAGGTTTGTACTGAAATCTTAGCTAAAGATAAAAATTATCAGAATTTAAAGCAAAAAGCCGACTCTGGAGATTTGTATTCCAGTCAGCTGATGCAGGCTAGACAAGATAAGCTTCTATCATTTATACCAGAAGAGGCGAAAGATGCTGTTCATGCTAATTTAAGTAACCAGAATCTGTTACAACCGCAAACAAAATTATTTACGCAATCTGGTGAAAGTTCATCAGATAGACATGCAGCTGTTTTAGCTGCTAATCCAGAATTTCAGCAAGAAAAAAATCATGCGCTGACAATATTGGGTAGAAGTGAGGCTGTAGAACCACTTGTTGGTTTTCAAACTAAATTAACTGAATTGTCAGCGGAGTTTCCGGTACTGACTTTAGCGGTAACTGCTTTAGCTGCAGCAGCAGGCAGTGCTGCTACTGCATTGCAAACGTTGGGTTCACTATCCGGATCTGGACAGAAAAATGATATCGAGATTGATGGTGGTGACGATTTTGATAAAAAAAGAAATAAAAACAGTAAAAACAAAGGTAGTAAAACGCCATCATCTTCTAAGACAACTTTGAAATCCAGAAAATTTCCGGCAAAAATGGCTGGTAAAGTGATGGGTCGGGGTAATTTAGCTTTATCTGCTATTGGTGGTGTAGCTAATGGAATTGCAATTGCAAATGATGACAGTTTAACTGCTGAACAGAAAAAGACCGCTCAAATAAAAAATGCATCCTCAACAACGGGAAGTATGGCTGGTGCATGGGCAGGTGGAGAGATTGGTGCGGCAATCGGCACATTTATATTTCCCGGTGTAGGTACTGTTCTAGGTGGGCTAGTTGGTGGTTTGATTGGTGGCATCGGCGGCAGTATGTTGGGCGATAAAATAGGCGATAAGGTTACCCAAACCAACGAAAATGAAAATATACATACAGCAGCAAATACATTCAGTGGACAGAGGATGTCTTCGGATTGGCATGATGCTTATGGCGTCAATCCTGCTTTGTCTAGCCAATTCAAATTGACTAGTGATAGGGAGCAGATGCTGAATGGCAATTATATGATGACATCCACAGCGATGATGATGTCGTATAAAAATATTCCTGCCAATATGCATGCTGATGAAAATCAGTTGCCTGCTGGGCAATCTGTGTTGGTACAGCAGAATGAGCAATTTCAAAATGCTTTCCAATCTATTGTACTGGAACTGGGTATACGTTTAGACAAAATAGCTACCATACTTTCGAGTCAGCAACAGGTTATACAGAATAATGTAACTTTGACGCTGGATGGGAGAGTAATCAGTAATATAGTTTCACGTAATCAAGTGGAAATGTATAACCGAGGGGGAGCACAATAATGACTATGTGGAAAAATAATCTGCAAAAAGCCAGTTATAAAAATATTGCTTTTGATGTCATTTCTATTAATGATAAAAATGAAAAATCGCTGGTAAGACATGGCCGACCTTTCGCCAATGGCTCTGATATTGAAGACTTGGGTGCACAAGGGCGGCAATGTCAGATTGCGGCTGTTTACTTTGGTTCAAGTTTTGATTCGCAGTTGATCAAGCTTCTTACCGTGCTTGAAGAACCTAGTGCTGGTACGCTGGTTCATCCGGTTTTGGGTTTGTTGCCCAATATGATTGCTGCCAGCTGGTCTTTTCGTACTGAGGCTGAAGCAGTTAATTATGTTGCACTGGATATAACGTTTTTTGAAGCCAAAGAATCAGCACCATTATTTTTATTTGAAAATCAATGGCTGGTCAAATTAGAACAGATTCAGAATTCTCTTGATCAGTTTACGCAGCAGTTATTGGCATATAGCAACGTATTGTTAACGGTACGTGAGGGGGGGGCCTCTATTTGGGGGAGTAGTAATGGTGTGTTTGCTGCTTTATGTGGGGTAGCTGGGAGTGTGAGACGTTTTTTTGATCTTGATCCTTTGCTCTATCAGACTTCTAAAAATTATTCTTCAATTACTTTTAGTCAGGATGTCAGGGGACTAATTGATACTATGTCCAGTATGGTGTGTTCTGGTTTGAATAACGAAAGTAATTTCGGTACAGGTAGTTTAAGCAGCAGACAAGCTTTTGATTTGATAGGTAATCGTGTAGATATTTTGAACCAATTGCCAGAAAATATTCTTCATAATCAGAATGCGCAGGAATCTCAGGAGGCAGCTATTAATCATGTACAAAGAATTGCGGAAATTCAGATGAAACCGGTTGCTCAGATTCTACAATTTCTGAGTACTGTGTATTTGGTTCAGATTACAGTTAATATCATTGAAATAAATAGTGATCATGTTACAGCTAATGAGCTGCAACTTATTAATAATAATTTACGGCTACGTATACAAGGTTTAATTAATAGTTTACGTGGAACTTATGATTATGCTGAAAATATAAAAAGTATTAATGCTGCTGCTTTTTATACGCAGACGACAATTTTAATACAGATGCTGGCCAATATAGCTGCTCAGTTTAATGATTATATTTTGTCTGTCATTAATCAAAAGCCACCTATGCGTACACGTAAAGCCGAAATAAGTGGAACGATTCATCAATTGGCTTATTTACTTTACCAAGATTTAAACCGGGCTAGTGAGTTGATGCGTCTCAATCCTCATTTGTGCCACCCTTCTTTCATTAAGCGTAATGACTGGATTAATTATTATGTTAAATGAAAGTGATTTGGTACCTTATCCTTATGGTAATGAAGTGGTGGTGCGGGTTGGCGGTAAAGAACATAAAGATTGGCTTAGTTATGATATTGACAGTGACTTTTTGATACCGGCAGATGCGTTCAGTTTTGTTACTAATGTGTCACAAAATCAGGCTTTATTAGCGGATTATAGTTCTTTGCAATGTGAGGTGTTGATTAATCAGCAGCTGGTGATGACAGGTATTATTGGCCATCAGAATGAAGTGATAGATAAAAATAATCACAGTATCGCTTTTAATGGCCGCGACCTTGCCGGATTACTGGTTGATTGCAGTGTGGCACAAATTAATGTCAAAGGAATGAATGTCTTAAGTGCTGCACAAAAAATTGTCAAACCATGGCCGCAGATTAAAAATGTGGTTTTAAAAGCAGAAAAGAATCCGGTATTGGACAAGATTGACATAGAGCCGGGGGAAACGGCTTGGCAGGCGCTGAGCAAAATTGCCTATAAAGTTGGGTTGCATGTCTGGCTTGAACCCGATGGTACGCTGGTAGTTGGAGGGGCCGATTATGCTAGCCAGCCTGTAGCTTCATTGTGTCATAGTAAAAATGACAATCGGCGTAATATTCAAAGTATTGAAATTGAGTACAGTACGGAAAATCGCTATTCGGAAGTAACTTTTCTTGGACAAAGCCATACACGCTATGCCAACTCATCTAAGCATGATCTGAAATGGGTATATAAAGATGAAACCATGACGTTATATAAACCTAAAACGGTTGTCATTGGTGATGCTGAAAATCTGGAACAGCTCAAAGTTCAGGCTAAGAAAATGCTTTCTGACTGGCGCCTTGAAGGTTTTACCTTAACTGTTACTGTTGCTGATCATAAAACCCAAAATGGTGTTTTATGGAAACCCGGGCAAAGGGTGCATGTTATCGATGAAGATCAACAGATAGATGCTATTTTTTTTATCATGGGACGTCGGTTTTCTCTTAGCCGCAGCGGAGGAACGATGACAGAACTTCGCTTAAAAGAAGATGGAATTTGGACTCCGGATGCTTATGTGAAAAAGTCTGCTGCTGCACGTTCGCGCAAAGGTAAACGTAAAGGGGTGACTAACCGGCAAGTTAATCAATTGAAACGTTAGTAATGCGTTGAAATAAATTTATAACAATAATGGGTGTATTAAATGAGTTATGTTGCAAAATTAGTTAATAAAACCCGGACAACCATTTCTAATACAACTAGTTCTGTGCGGCAGGCTTTTCGAGGCAGGTTGACACGTGTCAATGCTACTGAGCCGATTCAATCTGCACAAATTTCTGCTCTAGCTGATGAGTTGTTACAGGATGTGGAGCATATGCAGCAATTCGGTTTTACCAGTAATCCGCCGGTTGGTTCTGAAGCTATTATTTTACCGCTAAGCGGACAAACCACCCATGGCATTATTATTGGAACTGAGCATGGGGCATATCGTATAAAAGCTTTGGCTTCTGGTGAGGTGGCTGTTTATAACCAGTCTGGCGCATCTATTACATTAAAAAATGGCAGATTGATAGAAATTGACTGTGAGACTTTGAATATTAAGGCTCCAGCTGGTGTGAAAATTGAAGCAGCTGCCGGGATTAGTATTGATGCTCAGGCTGGTGTGGATATTACTGCTTGTAATGTTAGTTGTTCTCAGGAAATTACTGCTGCGGGCCAGATTAATGGAAATGGCGGATTGGAAATTAAAGGGGGGCAGGGTGCAACCTTTTCTGGCAATGTTGTTCAAACTGAAGGCAGCTTTACTACGGTAGGTGATGTTAAAGCTGATGGTATCAGTCTGACTGAACATGATCATACTGTAAGTGTAGGCAAACCTGTCTGAAATCTGCTGAAGCTGTTCAGCTTTATTTTAATGCTGTAACCAAAGTAAATTATAAAAATATATAAATGGAATGATTTATGGACAGAGAAATTAATACCCGAAATGGTGATTACAGCGGACAAACCATCAATAATCTGCAAAACGCTGTTTATCTGCGTCTGATGACGCCGTTGGGCAGCTATTGGGGAGATAAAAAATTGGGTTCGTTGCTTTATACATTGGAGCGTGAGAAAGATGTGCAATCTGTTAGCTTACTTGCTCAACAGTATGCACAGCAAGCATTACAGCCCATTATTGATGATGGACGTGCAACAGATATTTTTGTGGCAACTTTGCAGACACATAATGGCCAGCTTCATTTGAATATACAGGTAACGGAGATGACAGGAGAAAAATTTATATTTGAATGTCCGGTTAAAGTAATCTGAAAGAATAATTAAATGGATTTTAAATATGCATAATATTCCTACCTTTGAAGAGATCCGTCAGGCTATTTTGCGTGATATGGTTTCATTAAATCCAGAAACAGATGTTTCTTCAGATAGTGATAATTATATACGTGCTAGTAGTTTGGCCAGTTGTGCCACTGGTCAGTATGCCCATCAAGCATGGATATTAAAACAGTTTTTTCCAGATACAGCAGATACAGATTTTCTGGAAAGACATTGTAATCTGCGTGGCATACGCCGTAAAAATGCGACTTCGGCCATTGGTACTGTTATCGCACATGGTATTCCGCAATCATCAATTGATGCTGATTTGCAAATTAAATGTGGAGAACATTTATATACGGTTTTGGAAAAAGCTTACATTAAAGAAGATGGTACTGTTGTTTTGAGCATACGATCGCTTGAGCCTGGTGTCATATCAAATCAACATAATAAGACAGCACAGTTTATGGCTGCTCCTGTGGGTGTATCCAGTGATCTGGAAAACCTTGATGTGACTGGTGGTACTGATGTTGAAAGTGACAATTCTTTATTAAATCGTTTGCTTGATTTATTGCGTCGTCCACCGGCCGGAGGTAATCAATATGATTATAAAGCTTGGGCTTTGAGTGTGGATGGGGTGACCAGTGCTTATGTTTATCCCTTACGCCGCGGATTAGGTACGGTCGATGTGGTTATTACCAGTGGTGATAATGTACCCAGTGATGACATAGTTAGCAAAGTACAAAATTATATTGATTCTGTGCGACCTGTTACTGCTAAAAACAGTATGGTAATCAAACCTGATGTAACCAAGGTAGACATAGTAGTGAAAGTAAGCCTGTCGGGAGGGGCTTTTGACAAAGCTGCTAACGATATTAAACAAGCACTACAAGAACATTTCAGCGCGTTAAAACCCGGGGATAGTGTGATTGCCTCTCAGCTGGAGGCGGTAATCAGTGATGTAACAAGCGTTATAGACCGAAAAATGACTTTGCCTAAGGGTAATCTGGTGGCTGAAACAAACAAAAAAATAGAGTGGTTTATGCTTGGTGAGGTTGATGTGGGCTTGCTATGAATTACAAAGATACCTTATTAGGATTATTACCTCCAGTCGCTTACAACCGTACGGCTTCCTCAATCAGAAATGCAGCCGCCGTTGATGGTGCTTGTCTGGATGAAGTCCAGAATGCGGCACGCCGCAAGCTTGGCGTTATTGACCCGCGTACGTCTGGTAACTACATCGTACGCTGGGAGGAAATGCTCAATCTAGAGAGTACTGGGAAGAATGGTCAACAACGAATACAAGCGGTTATCACGAAAATCAACGAAACAGGCGGCTTGAGTATTCCCTATTTTATGCAAATGGCTGCATCCATTGGTTATGACATTTCTATAACAGAGCCACAGCCTTTTCGAGTCGGTATTAGTCGAGTAGGCCACAGGCTGGCACGTGAAGACATTATGTGGGTATGGTGGGTAAATATCAAAAATGCAGACAGTCGTGCAACTCGATTCCGTGCAGGTATGTCTACTGCCGGTGACAGATTAACAGCATATGGTGATGTCGTAATTGAAAGTGTATTAAAAAATTTAAAACCGGCATTTACTGATATACGTTTTACATATAAGGACAAATAAATATGTATCCTATAGATACACAAGACGGATTTTTTCACGATGGCGATGGTATTAGTGAACTGGGTACAGTTCTACCTGCTAGCTGGCTGAATCAGGTTCAGGCTGAACTAATAGCCATCCTGACCGCAGCGGGTATCAAACCGGAAAAAGCAAATCAGACACAAGTTATTACTGCAATTAAAAAATTAATAGCAGCAAATGTTCCTGCAAGTGCCACAGATAAAGTTGCCGGCATAACTAGGATTATTGATTGTCTGGATTCAGATGATGCATTGGCGGCTTTATCAGCACGGCAAGGTAAAGCATTGTTTGACGGCAAACTGGATAAAGATGGAGTAGCTAAGACTGCACTTTATGCAGCGCAAATTGCGGCGCGCAAAATCGGTGGTGTGACATTCAATGCCAAGAGTGATATTGATTTACCCGGAGTTAATATAGCAGGTAATCAAGATACTTCAGGGAATGCAGATTCAGCTACTAGACTAAAGACTGCACGATTAGTTAATGGTGTCCCTTTTGACGGTTCTAAGGACATAAATACGACACCTTCTGGCGCAATCATGTTTTTTTCCCAGAGCACGGCTCCTACCGGCTGGTTAAAAGCAAACGGTGCGGCCTTGTCACGCACAACATATGCGAATCTGTTTGCCGCTATCGGCACGATGTACGGAACAGGCGATGGTAATACGACATTTAATTTGCCGGATTTGCGTGCTGAATTTATTCGCTCGTGGGACGACGGGCGCAATATTGATGGGGGCCGGAAGTTTGGTTCATGGCAAGATAGTCAAAATCTTAGCCACATGCACAATGGCAGAACGTGGGAATCTGGAGCCCACAACCATACCGGTTGGACTCATAACAATGGCGATCACAATCATGGGATCCCAATTAGCACTAATGGCGCTGGGTCTAATTTTGAATCAAACGGCGGCAATATCGAAAGATGGGGATCTACTAATAATTCCGGTATTCACAGCCATTATTTTGTCACTGATGTCAACGGAAACCACACCCATGATTTTGCCACCGATGTGAGCGGAGGTAATGAGGCCCGACCTCGTAACATTGCGTTATTGGCTTGTATCAAAATTTAAGGATCGATGTTATGAAAAATTATCCGTTAGCAATTCCTGTTTGTCAGCTTGATGAAAACAATTTTTTTACGGGAATAACCTGCGCTGATTTAGACCCTCTTGAGGGAGGGGGTCATTATTTAATCCCACGCTTGTGTATTCAGACTGATGAGCCCGAACAAAAAAAAGGTTTTATTCCGCAATGGAATAATGGACAGTGGGAATATATAGAAGACCATCGCGGCGAAACCGTGTATTTTAAAAATACGGGTATAAAACAAATTATTGTCGCGCTTGGTAAACTACCTGATGATGTAACTACTTTTGCTCCAGCACCTTTTACTGAATGGTCAGAAGAGGCCGCCGCTTGGGTGGATGTGGTTAATGCCGATAAATTACGTCTGCAAGATAAAAAGGAAAAAGCAGGAACGATCACCCGCAGCCAGCTTTTAACTGCAATTGAATTGCAATTTGGCAAAAATAAAAAGGAATTGCTAAATATTGCTGAGCGCGAGCTAGTCGGCGACCATTTAATCAAGGTAAGAAATGTGATATCGGAAGCACAAAGTTTTACGCTGATGAATGACGATATGTGGGATTTTCTTACGCAAACGTTAAATATCAGCAACGAGCAGATTTTTGTGCTCTGGGATGAAGCGAAGAAAAACTATTAA